CATCTATCCCCGACCCCCGGAGCCCGACATTATCGGGATAGCCAGTCCGCATGCGCATGCTCGCTGGATACATATTCCTTGAAACAGAGTTGAACGCGTTGTCCGTTCGCCTTAGCCAGGAGACTCGTCCTAGACTCTTAGGGTGTGCACTTCAGATTCCCCAGGATCCTACCTTACGGATTCCCCCCTGGGACCAACCGAAACGCTCCACTTCCACCACCTGGTTTAAGTCCAGGAACTATTTCTTTCTTCCGATCTCCGAAGTGTCGAGAACGATGTCGAGCTCCTTGGCCTTGGCCAGGATTGCGCCGTTCGACATTTGACAATAGAACCACTCGTTCATCGACTGCATTTCACCACCCTCATACTGCAGGAGGGATTGGAGAACTTCTTGGACCGTTACGTCTTTCTTCATCATAGTCGTATGGTACGACATTTCACTTCAGATGTCAAGCGCTCTAGGCAGCTCGTTCATCTTCCGTTAAGTTGGAGCCCACGGTAGGATTCGAACCTACGTTTTCATCCGCTAGCTGACTCGACGTTCGTAGCGCCGGGGCTTACGTGGGCATATCTTTGGTGCCGCCGGACGGTATCGAACCGTCCTCTCAAGCTCTTCAGGCAAGCGCTAATCCATCTCAGCTACAGCGGCATTTGAAACTTGGTGGAACCATAGGGACTCGAACCCTAAACCCGCTGCTTGCAAAGCAGCCGCTCTCCCAATTGAGCTATGGCCCCATCTAGAAAACTTTATGCGGTGCGTACGGGAATCGAACCCGTCGTCCCTCCCGTGACAGGGGAGAATCTCCACCTTGTTGACCTACGCACCATATTCGTCCCGACTGTTCTGAGGTCGTCGGGTTCCGCCATCTTTTCCGGCACCCCCACCTTACGGTGGCAGAGTTTGGTAGTCCCTGAGGGATTCGAACCCCCGACCCTCTCCTTGTAAGGGAGCCGCTCTACCGCTGAGCTAAGGGACTATTTGTTCTGTGCTTCTTTCACACTTTTCGGCTTACGATACCAACCGAAATTGGCTGCCTGCATATGCGGCTTATCGCCAGCCTTCTGTCTCGAAGGTTGGTGGTTGTATGTTCGAATGGTGTTCTTACCCTTCGTGTGCCACATCGAACTGTGTGCATCCCCTTTGTTCGACTCGTGGCGTTTCCACCCGGCCGCCTCGAGACTCTTATGTACACCAACCATCGTATCATTCGTCATCGAGTGAGTGAAATGGGCACCTGAAACTTTCTTGGTCTGATGACCTTTCAAGTGCTTCTTCAGCTCCTCTGCTGAAGAATCGTGTCGGCTTTGTTCTTCATCTCGTACTTCTTCAAAGAAGACTTCAAATGATTTGGTCATACATTTCATCTCTATTGAGTTAGGTGACGATATTTAACACTGGAGTCGGCAGTCGGAATCGAACCGACCTCTGAAGGGTTGCAGCCAACAGCATGAACCACTCTGCTATGCCGACATTTGAATTCTGCCAGGTTTGGGTAATAGGGAGAGCCTGGATCCCCAGTCTTGTGTCAGCCGTTAGGCTGCGCGGCGAACCGCGAAGACGTCGTCATTTGCTGCGACATTTAGCTTTGTGCATTTTGATTTACAAGAGTGAATACTCTCTTGCGTGGTCTGCTCATTTCTAATTGCTCGCCTGTCGAAACCTGGGCATCCCCATCACAAGCACACTCAAGTTCTCTAACCTTGTGGAGACATAGAGGCCATCTCATGTCATTGGTACAGTCACAACCTGACCTAGTTAGAGTGTGCTTGTGGTGGAGATGGCGGGAATCGAACCCGCGTCCAGACAATCTTTCGATTGGCTTCATACCACGATAATAGATCGGCGTTCTATCCAGTTGAACTACAGCGCCACATGGACGCCGTCGGGATTCGAACCCGAATTTCCGAAGCGGTGCAGTCGGCGCTAAAGCGTCCTGACTATGTTTGGAGCGCACACTCGGACTTGAACCGAGGACTATAGTGTGGCACACTATTATGTTTCCACTACACCATGCGCGCAATTGTTGAAATGCCACCTCATCATGGCATTCTTTTTCCCCTGTTTCCCGCAAGAAGTGCATACGACAGTTTCAAAAACCGCCACCTTCCGCCCTTCCGACAACGTAGGTTGTCTAATCGTCCTAGTAGGAGAAGATTTTCCGAGGCGCGAGGCCCGTATCTTCTCAATATGAGATGAAGAGAGCTTTCTTCCTGAAAGTTTCATTGAAACTTTCAAGGCGTTTTCTGGCCGCTTCATTCCATTATTCTTCGACATCAACATTCGAGTCTCTGCAGAAACTTCGTAACCACCGTTTCTTCGCGTTTCAACAGACTTTCGTGCAATTTCTTGATAGTCTCTTTTCGATACACCCATAACGCCTAGACCATTTCGATTGATGTAATCGAAACCACCAGTTCCGCCGCGGCGCAAGTTGTACACATCGTCCCTTGCTAGGAACTCCTCCGTCACGACCTCCTTCTCGCGCTCGAACATCTGAGCTGCGTTCTCGAAGGTCTCGAGGATTTCTTTCTGGAAGTTCTCGACGCCATGTTTCTTGATAGCTGCTTGAATGACCTTCCCGCTGCCCATGTACCCGTCATCGAGATTCCGGGTTTTATGGACACCGACGTAGATCTTTCCGTTCACCTTGTTGGTGATTCTGTACAAGTAGAAATGTTCCATCTTGTACTTACGAAATGTGCAAGTTGTCGCTCTACCAACTGAGCTACACCTGCATCTAATGAAGCGCCCATGATTTATGACCTTTGGGTCTTAGTAGCCGGAACGGTCATGCGGCTCTGCTTCTTTTTGGCTGACCAGGTGGGACTCGAACCCACTGTCCCCCGCTTAACAGGCGGGTGCATATACCACTTATGCTTCCAGTCAATAATTGTGCCGGCCATTTATCAGACCCACGAGTTGTGTGGGTCACCGAGTCAAGCTCGGAGGTCGCCAGCCACCTAGGCGTTTGGTCCGGAATGAGGGATTCGAACCCCCGACATCCTGCTCCCAAAGCAGGCGCGCTACCAGACTGCGCTAATCCCGGATGAAACATGGTGGACCGTAAGGGAGTCAAACCCTTCTAGCGCTCCTTGCAAGGGAGGCCCGCAGATCGCTGCAACAGCCCATTGAATTTGTAGGTCCCGTCTCGACGTACCTGTATCGCCCAATCTTCGTTTGGGACACTAAGACGATTCACCACCATCGACAGGATCTAGATTTGGCACACCTGTGGAGGATCGAACTCCCGCATTGCCATGGCTTGAAAGGCCACTCGCCGAACCATCAGCGGACAGGTGCATTGAATTTGGTGCAGAGTGAAGGAATCGAACCTCACGTCCCCGAGGGGCAACGGGGTTACAGCCCGTCCGCTTCACCAGTTAGCGCGCACTCTACATTGGTGATAATTTGTGTAGCGAGAACGGGATTCGAACCCATAACCGCGCAGCTTATGAGGCTGGCCATCTGCCCTTGATTGTATCTCGCATCAAACTTGGTACCCCGAGTTGGATTCGAACCAACGGCTAACGGCTTATCGGGCCGCTACTCTGACCGGACTGAGTTACCGGGGCATAGAACTTGGTGGGACCGGAAGGATTCGAACCTTCGATGGGCGTTTCCGCCGTCGGATTAAGAGTCCGCTACCGTCGACCAGGCTAGGTTAACGATCCCGTAGAACTTGAAAACGCTCTGTCAGGCCGGTTGGATTCGAACCAACGACCCCCCTGGGTCCAGGCCAGGAACTCTGACCAGGCTGAGCTACGACCTGACAGAGCATTCTCTAATTGGAGCGAGTAAGGGGACTCGAACCCCTACCACCAGGGTGGAAGCCTGGGGTGCTACCGTTAAACACCATACTCGCATAAATCTTGGTGGGTCGCCTGGGACTCGAACCCAGAAGCCCTTGGTTCTAGGCCAAGGAGGTATGCCTAATTCCCTTCAACAACCCATAATACTTGTTTTTCTGAGCGTAGTCGCATCAATGCGCATTGATATGTGATACCGTGCGCTATGGCGGCTTCTTCGATACCAACAAAGCGACCTAGAGGGGTTTGGACAGCATACTTCCTTTTCCCTTTTGGGCGCACTTGCGGTTTTCTAGGTTGCAGGCGCCTTTCTTCTTGCACCTTTTGCCTTTGTAATTCATTCCACTTGTTCCGACCTTTGACCCATCCTTCTTCGAGGACTGAGTCCTTCGGAACCTTCTTGTTCTGTCTCGATTCGATGTTACAAGTCCACATCAAACCATGCTGCGAATTACCCGACCCCGTTTGGGAGCGTTTCATCTCTTCCGAGAATCGTCGCTTCAACCAACCGTACATCTTGTTTCGCTTTCGTTGCTTGCCTTGGCACATCTTGCTCACGGCCTTGATAAGTCCATGAACTTCAGGATACATCTTGACCAGCAAAACGTGAGCTGTAAAGTGCTCTTCTGGCGTAAGCGCTACGAGGTTTGAATTCTCATCGCTTCCTCCATACACCGCGGAACGATGTGATGTCTTTCGACATAGCCTTCCGGAACCCGGTCTTTAGCTCGCTGTACCAATTGTTCGTAGATTCTGGAGTAGTTCATACTCCATATTTAAGGAGCCTAAAAATCTCGAACCCCCAACCTACGGTACCTAAAACCGCAGCATCTTCCAATTGTGCTACGAGAGGATGAATTTGGCACGCCGCGTAGGACTCGAACCTACAACCGTCGGTTTTGGAGACCGAAGCTCTCCCAATTGAGCTAGCGACGTAAAGTGTTAGCGAGAAGTGACATTGTCAACGCTCGCTTACAGAAATCGATTGGTTGATACCCATCTGTCAGCCGCCTAGCCGCGGCCTTGCAATCGAGTGTCCTTTACCTCCGTAAGGAAGTCCCTAGGATCCGGGCGCCTACTCGTCCTCGCTGGGACTTTCGAGCTTTACTCTGGGTGGCTAGACCCCACTGAGCGATACCGCCCACGATCGGAATCAACCAATCGATCTCCAATCAAGTGCCGCGTTAGGCGCAGGTCCACTTGATATGAAATCGAATTAGTCGAGCGACGGACTTAGACGCCCGTGCCTCTTACTCCCTGAGGCTAGGTCGCTGTTTCCAGAGCAGCGTGTCTGGATCAGCCTTTCCGAGAACCTAAGTCCGTCGCTCGATATCTATTTGTCAATGAACTCAGGAAAGCCTCTATGCCGTCCCTGTCTCTAACTGTCCAACTATTGTACTGCCATCTTGTTCAAATGTCAATACCAATTTCTGGACTCGTTCAACTTCCGTTAAGGTTCGTTGAACTTGATGTTCGTTTACCGCAAGTTTCATATGCTAACACCGACCTTGCGATTTGTCAACCTTTTCTTTGGTTCGATTTAGCTCTGGTTCAGAAAACGAAACCCGGGATTTCTAGGCCCGGGTTCGTGAAGTCTGGTTTGCTGCGACCGTTAACCGTCGCTGAACCCATCCACGAACCCAGTCTTCTCGAACCACTTGCCTTGCCCCACTGTCTTCACACCATGATCGCATGCGCCCAGGACATTGAGTTCTGGTCGAATGTTGGTTTCGGTGGCGGGATACAGCTTCTTGTTCATACATCTATTTACGGAAGGTTGAGTCCAGAATGGGTAGTTCTCGAAAAAATATCTTGAAATCGTCAAATCTTTTTCGCGTCGCGAATCCGTCGGCTGTTCAGATACTTGGCAGCTTCGAATCCGAATCGAGACACGAAGAGCGTGCCTGAGAAGACGTTGATGATCCCATCCACGATCTGACCGAGGCCCACCAACCACACCAGGTGGCGGCGAGAGACCTTGCGGCTGGTGTTGAAATGAATGTACTTCATTGGATGAACTTGTCTTCCTGTACGTCGTAGATTGAACTCGGGCCACCCTTGTTCGCGTCACGGAAAGAGATCGTCTTGACGTGAGCTGCGCGCATGGTGTCCATGAAGTTGCTGATCAGGATCGAAACGAACTCGTCGTCTGTCATCTCACCTGTCAGACACCAGATCGTCTTGGTTGGATTCGGTGAGGGTGAGTCCTTCGCCACGAACCAGCTGTCATCCAGGAACTCGAACAGTCGTCCCAGATGCCCACGACTGAACACGCATAGAGGACACGACTCAGAGTAGTGTTCGTCGTGAGTGATGAAGAAATTGAGGATATGAACCTCAGTCTCATCTTCCTTCTGAAAGTTGACTCGGGCGGTTGCTTCCCACTCTTGTGTCATGTTCGTGGCCACTTCATCACGTTGTATTTCAGGTGGTCTCCGGCCATGGCGGCGACTCGGCAGTGTTCAGCGTTGATACCGTAAGTCGTCACATGCTCACCATGCGGATCAGGACTCTCGCCGACACGGCGGCCGATCACGATGATCTGGTCGTAACCATATTCATCAGCGATGGCCTTCGCAGCTGAGATCGGAATTTCGTAGAGAGGGCGCGTCATACGATGGTCGCCTTCTCCATGGCTTCCAGCTGCTCGACGGTGTCGGCTTCGGTCTTGTCCAGACGCTCAGCAATCACGCGAGGCAGGAAGAGCTTCTGCTTCTCGGAGCCCTTGGCGTTGATGCGCTCGTTGTAGCGCACAGTGACGATCTTCGGCGGGTTCGCCCACCATTCGTCGCGGATCTTGTCGCCGCCGACATCCTTAAAGATGCCCACGTCGCACGCGACCTTGCTGTCGGCCGACTCGATGAGCAGCGCGCCCAAGCGACCCTTGTTCTTGCCGCGACCTTCTTCGACGCCGACGACCTTGAATTCGCCTTCGTGTTCGGCCTTGAACTTGACCAGTTCCTTGGAACGCTTCGGCTCCCACATCGAGCTCTTGTTCTTGAGGATGGTACCCTCAAGACCACGGCGGCGTGCTTCCTTGAAGTGTTCCAGGGCTTCTTCGTAGTTGTACACCCAACGAGTCTCGACCACGACGACCTTGTCCTTGTCCTCGAGGTTGCCCAGGAAATTGTCGTACTTCTCGAGTTCCGAGTACCTGGTGTGGTATTCGTCGCACGGACGTGTCTCGATGTCCCAGACGATGAAGGTCAGCTTGTCTGCCTCATCCTTGGAGATCGTACCCTTGACGGCCTTGTTGACGATGCCGTTGGACGTCTGGCGGTTCATGCGCTTGCCGCCTTCGAACGCAACCAGTTCGCCGTCGAGGATGTCACCAGCCTGGAGGCGCTCCTTGGCCCAGCGAGTGAACACACCGTGGGTCTCGATGTCGTTGCCAGCGCGCGTGAGCAGCAGGACTTCGTCACCGTCGAAGATGAACTTCGCTCGGGTGCCATCTTCCTTGATCTGGGAGAGGGCGGGGTAGACGATCTTGTCCGACTCGGTCGAGCAGAGCATGAACTTGACCTTGGTGATCAAGTCCGGCCAGACCTTGTTGGCGGTGGACGACGTCGCACCGATTCGGAGGTCTCGCAGGATCACACGCTTCAGGACTTCCGCATCACTGCGGTAGAGTCGAGCGAAGAGGTCTTCCATCATCCGCTCGTTTTCACCGCCACGGAGGCGATTCGGGAACACTACGTTCTCGAGGATGTCGAGCGCCTCGGCGAGGGTGAGACCACCCGGGCGCGTTGCCCAGTTCTTCTCGTCCGGGATCTGCCGCGTGAAGTACATGATCTGTCGATCGTACGCCAGGCGGAAGACGTCCTTCAGGGTCTGGTTGTCCTTGTTCTCATTCAGGATTCGTTCCTTCGTGAGGCGGGAATTATCGGCGGCCACAGCGTCGAGGATTTCGAGAATTGTCATATCAGTTCCTTGTTCTGTCCCATAATTGTACGCTCAATCCAGAGCCGTGTCAAGCGTTTTCGTTCCAGTATCTCACCTACGAGATCGTAGACAGCCACGGATGATCAGCACCACTGTCGAATCCATAACCCCAAGCCTCATGCTCGTCTGAGCCGACCTTGTATGGGTTCATGGACTTCTTGTAGTAGGACGGATTGCTACGTGAGCTCTGGCCGGTACCGACACCTTGCTCGTACGCAAAGCAGATCATGTAGACCTTCGTGAACTCGCTCATTCATATCCTTCAATGACTTACGTGGAAGACGTTCGTTGTGTTTTCTTCAAGCTAGTCAATGACTTACATTTTCTAGCGTCAAATCTGTAGAAGGTTGTGGGTCTAGACTACCATGACCTGAGGATGATCTCCCTGCCACAACGTGGACAGTTGATCCATTCGTAGCCGGCGGGACCGCCCGAAATGTCGGTACCGTGGTAGGTCTTCACCTCGTTCTGCGTGTACTCAACTCGAGCGGCGCAGCCTCGGCAGCCACAACGCTTATACATCATCGGATCTTCGTCAACGACACGTGCCATGTCAGTAGTCCCAGGAGTCCGGAAGGATGATGTCGAAGTACTCGCCGAATTCACGCTCGAAGACTTCGACCAGGTTGCGATAGTCGCCTGACTTCATTTCCGCCTTGATCTCTTGGCAGCGGACGTCGTCGTAGTCCAGTTCTCGCATGCAGCGATTCGCCAGGCCCAGAAGACCGAAGGCGTTTCCTTCGGGTCCGTTGAGATCGAGAATCGGCAGGGCGTTCCTGTTTCGTTGTCGCAGAGTCATAGCTTGTACTCCATCTTGAGTTGTTCGATCCGGAAACTCCCAATGATCGAGAGCTTCGAGACATGAATGTCACGCGTGCCGCCTCGTTTCACATGCCGACACGTTGCGATCGCAGTCAGGTTGTCCACGCGGGTCACCCGACAATACGAGCCGTCGAGGCCAGACTTTGCGTCCTGGGCGACCTCAACAAGGTCGCCGACACGGATTGGTTGGTTGCTGTAGAAGTTGATCTTCGTTCTCCTCAGCGGGCCGGGCGCAGCATCGTCGCTTCCGCGATGACCTGCCAATCTTCAGTGGTTTTGATGAAAGACGCCAACTGGAGCACCGTGCGGATGGAGAGTTGACGCAGGCGTTTCACGTTGGACTTCATGAAGTCTAGGATGTCTTCGACCTCGTCGCTGTTGAGATTCAGGTCTTCCGCCAGAGTCGAATCAGTCAGAACCTGCTCAACGCGGATCATGATCGACTCGTTGTCGTGAATGCAGAGATCGAGGAACACGGAGCGGGAGATCAGGGCCGCCATGTGTGGGGCCAAGCGGCCACCCTTGGCGATGATCTTGTCGGGGTCCAGGTTCGAGATGAACACGATCTGGCCGCAGTAGTCGAACGAGTTGGGAATGTCCCGCTCCTGCAGGAGGCGCGAGGCCTTCTGCCAGGACACGTTACGGCGCTTGCCAGTGTCCAGGGCGGCCTTCAGGAGGTTCAGGGCTTCTTCGTTGTCGAAGACCGCGTCGATGTCGTCGAGCAGGATGACTTGGCCAGCCTCGCGGTTGTTCCAGAGCGTCTCGTAGACGCCGAACGCGCTGATCGAGCCCTTCATGCTGATCATCGAAGTGATCTTGCCGGACCGTTCCGCGTGCTTCAACTTCCGCTCGAGTTCGAAGGTCTTGCCTACGCCCGGGGCCCCAGCGATGATCAGGGAGCGGATGTTCTTGTCCGCTACACCGTCGGCCAGCAAACCCATGACCTCGAAGCGCTGGCGGATCGTCTCCGCGTCGATGACGGGCTGCAGGTTCAGGACCACCGGAGCATCTTCACCCGTCAAGTCCCACACACCACGCTTGACTTGCTTCAGCTCGCCTGAGCGAGCGCGTTCCAGGTACTTCTTGTTGTGAGACCAGAGATCGTGGGTCGTCACCGTGGAGCCGAAGATCTTGCGCAATTCTGCCTTCATCTGTTACTTCCCTATCCCTTTATCGTATAGAGAATGATACTGGATCTCGAGTTCAAAGTCAAGGGGTCAGAATATCTGATTTGGGCGCCGTTCAGGTTGAGCAGCAGGTCAGCCCCACTGCTTGACGACGAATTGCAACGCCTCAGATGCGACCATCGCCTGGATGATCGACATCGCGCTGCTGAATGGAACGCCTAGCTTGTCGGCGGCCTCACGGATGATTTCGAGCGTCACACAAGATGTGGGCCAGGTACCGGTCTTTGTCAGTTGCAGACAATCCGAACTACAATCGTCGAGATGGGCCGCCACCTTGGCGCGAAGGCCCTCAATGTGGTTCATGCGACCGCTCCGATAAGGCGCTGCTCGATTCGCTTGTTCTTGAGCTTGGCGGCGTTCATGACAACCTCCATCGCTGGAGTGATTCCGAAGTCCACGTAGAACACGACGAGATCGGCCGCCTTCATCCAGGCCAGCTGGGACTGAAGACCGAGGTCGCGTTCGATTGGGTTTCGGATGTTCAGGTCACCGAACATTGCATTCGTGACCAGTGGTGCTTCGACCTTTCCGAGTGAGTCGCGGAAGCATCGCAATGCGTAGCGCTGCATCATGGCAGCTTTCGCTGGGTCTTCGGCGACGAATGGCGTGACGATGATCACGGCCTTGCGCGGCTGCTTGACGACACGCAAGGCCTCGGTCGGGTCTGCATTCTGAACGGCCGAGTAGGGTGCCTGAACACCCTTTGCCGTCTTGGTCGGTCCCGGAGCATCCTTGGACATCTGTCCACCTGTAGTGAACTGAGTCGTCAGAATCTTGGCGACCTTCGAGAACGGCATCTTGGGCTGAATAGGCATCCTGTATTTATCCGCCCAGGATTTGAGCGATGGTGCCTGTCACAGCACCGTAAGGAATGCAATTCGCGTCCCAGTTGTCAAACGTCAGTTCCATTTCGGCGGGCGTCTTGACTTCTTCGACGTAGTCGATATCGGGGTTCGGGTCATCGGCCATGATTCGCCCAGCTTCTCGCTCGGCAACCATATAAGCATCCCGCAAGTTCTCGGCGGCGATGTACGCGACGGTGTGGATGTTGAATCGGAAGACTTTCATCACCAGGTCCCGTCGTATTCTTCGAGCAGGTCTTCGTGGATCACGAAGTTCTCGAGTGGAGTGTGAGACGTCTGGATCTCGAACTGAGCATTCCCGACGTACTTGCTGACCTCACCCACGCGCCGATGGCCGGCGCCTGGCGGCTTGAAGAGGACGATGTCGCCGATCTCAGGCACGTACTTCATACGAGTTCAATCTCGTTGGCTTCGACCCACCAGGAGTTCGGAGACATCGCGGCAAAGCCTTCGCCAGCTACGGCACCTTCGTTGGTGGTGAAGTCACCTTCCTCGAAGGCCACCAGGATACTCTCCGGCCCTTCAACGATGAGGATGGTGCCCACCGCTTGCTCGCGGTAGAAGTGGCGGCTGAAATCCAGCGGGTCGGTGACAACGATGCGGTCTCCCGCTTTGAACTCGGTCATGATTGTTCCTCAGAATTGTTCGGCGATGAACGAGCCGGCGTCGAGAAAGACCACTATACCCATCCGCTCGAAATAGCTGTCATTGTCCAGCTGGAAAGCCTGGAACTTGTGCCCGCCCTTGGTGACCTTGTTCACCCAGTGCCCTTTCAGGTCTTGGACGAGCACCCCGACCGTGGCGGCGGGGTGTCGTACCTCGGAGATGACCTTACCATTCGCCGTATAGATCAGGAAGGTCTTGAACGACCTCACAGGTATGCCTGTGCGGAAGTCGAGGCCTGGAGGCGCGAGATTCCGTTGCCGTTCTCGTAATGCCACTGCTTCTGCTCACCCTCGGTCGAGAAGAACGAGAAGGCGTGCCACATGTCCGCCGATTGCTCACGGGCGATGACGTTGCCGGTCTGCTTGAAGTATTCCCACAGCTTCTTGTACTCGATAGCCTTGCGGGCGAAGAACTGCGCCTTGGTCTCAGTGATCGGGGACTTCTCGGTGAGCAGGGTCCGGTTGAAGGTCGTCATCTTTGGAACTCCTCGTTGGATGATTGTTACTTGGCGTTGATGAAATCGGAATAGGCTTGATCAGCGGCGGCGATGGCGTCCCGACGGGCATCGGAATAGGCTGGATGCTTTAGGGCGGCGCGGATGGCCTTGCGGTGATCGGCTTGGGCTTCTTTTATCGTTTTCTTCATCATACCGTAATGATACTGGATCTCGATCTCAGAGTCAAGCGTTCTAGGAACCTGGTTTAGGTGCCGTTCAGCTTGGGACGGATCACGTCACCACACTTGCAAGCCATTACCAGCTCTTGCCGATGACGTGTTCGATTACGTCCAGCTCAGAGTCGAAGAAGATCTTGTGGGACTTCGGGCCGACCATCTCCCAGGAATCACCAACAGCCTTCTTGAAGTCCTTCAGGTTCTCCGCGCGCAGCATCAGCGTGGTGAAGGCCTTGCGCCAAGTCCTGCGGGCGGCACCTTCGAGAGTCAGGTAACGGTTCCATGCGGCCCGGTGGTCACGGCGTCCGGTGATCGCGGAATTGACGGCTTTCACCAGGCCGAAGTTGTCGAAGTTGTCGAGAGTATCCATGTTCAGTTTCCTTATTTAAGAGAGGTTGATGATGACCATGCCGTCGTTGAAGCGAACCTTGTCGAGCTTGGTATCCTTGGTCTTGATCAGACCAAATGCCCGGTCGAGGACTCGGATACCGACGCCTTCCTTGAAGAACTCCTCCGGCTTCCGGAGCTTCTTGCCGACGACCTTCGTGAGGTCCAGGTTGTCGAGGGCCTGTCCCTTGAACGCGAAGCCCGCGTCGTTGGCCTGGGCCTTGATTAGCATGTTCCACTTGGAGTGGTAGAGGTAGGCCTTCTTCTTGCCTACCAAGTCCGACGGCTTCTCGGACTTGATCTTGAGCTCCGGCACTTCCTTCAGGAACTTGACGCCCTTCGTGGCCTTGACCGGATCGACCTTGCGGACCTTCTTCACGCGAACCACGCGAGTCTTGACGACCTTCTCGACCTTCGCAAGACGGTCGATCACAGCCTTGAACCAGCGCTTCATGTGATTCGGGTACGCCTCAGGCTCAGCCTTGATGGTCTCGAGCTCCTTCTCGCAGTAGGCTAAGATCATCGAAGTGTCCTGCTTCAGGTCGACTTCGAACATACCGTTGTGCTTGGGGTCAGAAACCGCGTCGTCGAGGACGTCGTCGAACAGCTGAGGGTTCGGGTTGACCTTCACTCGCTTCTTCTTCGGAGCACCGTCTTCATCGACCACAACGGCCGGCTTCACGAGCGACTCAGCCCATTCAACCATCATCTGGTGGTGCTTGGACGACAAGGTCAGACCGCGTGACTCGAGGCGCATCAGAACCGCGAAAGTACCGTTCTGCCAGAGAGGAGCAGCTTCATGGTCAGCGACGAGGTCCGGACGCTGCTTCTTGAGCCACGTTGCGGCCCACTTGCGCTTGTCCTTCTCGTCGTGATTGGCGTTGTAGTAGTTGAGGACCTTGGCTAGTTCCTTCTTGGAGGGTTCACGACCCAATTCCCAGGACGGCTCCGTGCCGCGGCCGAGGGCCTTTTCGACGAGTTCTTTCTGGAGGTTCTTACGCTTGGACAATTTGGCTTCTCCTTAGTTCCCGCATATTGTAACTGCCAACGGTTGGAGTGTCAAGCACTTTTCGAACCTCATTTAGGCTACGTTCAGTTTGAACGTGATCCACTCAGGATCGTGTTCGTCGATACACGGGATGAAAGCGTTCTTCTCGAGCACTCGAGCGGACGCATGATTCATCTTTCGGATGCGAGCATGGACAGGCTTCTCGACGTCGCGGATCATATCATCCACGATCTTGGTCATTACACCTTGACCCATACCAGATTCGTGAGGTGTTCACGGTTCCGGTCGATACAGCTGAACAAGGATTCTGCGTCAGTACACAGAGGCGGGGCGATGACGATTCGATCTAGGTTGGGCTTCATTAGATGTACTTCCGATGGACGGCGTTCTTGCTGATCAGGCCAGCCTGGTCGAGCTTCATGGCGCTCAGAAGATGCGGCTTGCCCTTGCTGTACACCGTCACCAGGTCACCGTTGACCTTGCCGACAGTTCCGAGACGAGTACCGTCCTCGTTCAACACGACCGCTGCGTAGAGCCATTCGGGGTTCAGCTGCATTCCGTTCTCCTTTTCCATACTCGATATAATATGACTTCTTGTGGTTCATGTCAAGACAGGAACGACACCCGATTTAGGTGCCGTTCAGTTTCAATCCACATCTACGGGTGTTCACGAAGGTCTAGACCTTCGTGAGTTCCACAGATTTGACGCTAGAAAACGTAAGTCATTGAGATCATTAGAGAAAACACAACGAAGGGTTTCTAGCAGGTTCAATGAAATCAATGACTTAGCCAGTCCAGTTGGCTAGATACTCCTTGAGTTCAGCCAGTCCGCCGATGTGTTGACCTTCGACGAACACCTGAGGTACAGTCTTGGCGTGGGTGAGTTCGAACAGCTCAGCTGCGGTGAAGTCGACGCCGAGCTTCTTCATCTCGACGTTGTGACCCTTGGCCTTGATGATCGCGTTCGCGACACGGCATGGACCGCACGTGTCGGACGAGTAGACGACGAAGTTCACTTGACTGGGCATGCGCCACCTGCACATTCTTCGGTTGCCTCGAAGTCAACACTGTCGATCGAGGTGATCAAGCGACTGGACGCGATTCGAGCTAGGTACTCATCCTCGGTGATCTCTTCGTATGGAGCCTGGTCGAAGCCGTGACCACTGTGACGCAAGAAGCTCAGAGACTTGAAGTTCTTGTTGAAGTTCTTCTTGAGGTACGCCTGGATCTCCGGCAGCTCTTCGTCGCGGTAGGTGACCGTGCAGCTGACGGCGTTGTCCGACCATTCAGTCTGGAGGCGCTTGATGATCTCAAGCTGGTCGACAGCGCTAACTTCACTTGCCAGGATGGTACCTTCAGGGTACGCGAATGGGAACTCGACGACCACGGTGCTGTAGTCGAGCGTGCCATCGAACTTCCTCTGATACTCAACCGGGTAGCCGTGCGCGCGACAGACCTCGACCAACGCATGCTCGGAAGCAATGCGGATGCGGCGGATCATGTACTGCGCCCAACCCGGGTGCCAGCCTGGTGTCACGCCTGGGATGAGGCTGAGCGTACCCGATGGCTTGACAGTGGTCAGCTTGATCGAGATCGGCCAGCCGTGAGCCTTGGAGTACTCACGGTCATATGCACGGA